TTTGAAAATTTCAAATACGAGGATCCGTTATATGGCCTCGATGAATCCACTGGGTATCAACTACTCCAGTGGGCAATCGAGGAGGGTATCAAACAAGGTTGCCTTGTTGGAACTCCATATAAATCGGAGGAGGGAATAAATCTCTCCGGCGCTGCACCCGGAATCCGGGCCAGCGCCATTGGCGAACCCGGGGCAAAGTCCCGGATCGTCACGGTCGCAGAAGACTGGCTTACCATGCTTCTGCAACCTTGGGCGCATCACCTAATAGGTGATCTGCGCACTCACCCGTCAGCTCGCGTAGGTCTTACCCGCGGCTGGCAGCTCTTTGAGTGGGTGAAGGGATTGATCAATGTCAAACCTCCACCTATAGGCGACCGTTACTTCTTAAGTAGCGATCTTACGACGGCGACAGATTTCTGCGTCCATGCGTACGCGTTAGCAATGCTAGCGGGCCTACAGATAGGTTTGGGTAGGGTTGATGACCCCTACTTCAATCTGTGTACACAGCTGCTTTGCAGCTCGCGTACTTACGAGGGACCGGTTCAAGATTTTCTTGATAGGGTCACTACCAGGGCCGCCTTAATGGGCGACCCTGGTACTAAGGCTATCCTCACGATGCAGAACCTCTGCGCCGAACTGGAAGCTTGCCTTAGGTACTCCAATAATATGTTGGAGACACCAGATGAAGAGTTTCTCTTTTATCTGATGAAAGCAAAAGGAGCTCCACCCATTGGGTGGAGAAACTTTGCTTGCTCGGGCGATGACCACTTTGGTCAAGGTCCGAAGGGCTACCTTCAACGTATTACGTTGAACCATGACTTAAACGGAATGTCCGTGTCATGGCCGCAGAACTTCTTAAGTTCGCGTGGTGGTTTCTACTGTGAGGAGATCCTCCTCACGGTAGGGCTTAAAGATACAGATATCTGGGGGGGCAAAATCGCCCTCCGGGATAAACAGTACCTTAAGCAGCCTCACATCGATGCGATGAAAGTGAGGCTCTTTTCACCTTGTGCCAAGGAGCACGAGGGAAAAGACGAGCCCAACCCTGCCATTGGCAAGGCGAGACAGATGCATGGCATGCTGTCGTGGCTCGGAGGTGGCTGGGAGATAGCGATTCCGCTGTTCTCAGCCCGGTGGGAGATGCGTATGAAGACTTTTCTTCCTACGGATCTTGCATTCAGGTACCTCCCAGTAAAACTGGGAGGTATAGAATGCCCCGCCTACCATCTATCAAGGATAGAAATGGTGAAACTCCTACGGCGCCTACCGCAGGAGCATCTGTTCGCTATCAAGCAAGTGCTTGATGGCGAAGCGAATCCTCTACTCGCACGGACATTGGCCACGTTTGCAACCAATGCCCGAGCAAGAGGAGTAAGCTCCGATGCCATCGAAGATGAAATCAGAGCAGTCCTTGCCAATTCAGAATTGGTCCGAGGACTTGATGACTCTGACCTACAACTTATAGGTCAGTTCACCGATCTCGAGTGGCGTAATATGCGCTACCGAGATAAAGCCGCTTTCGCGAAGCGAAATCAGCTTATCACAGTCGATGAGGCAGTAACACTGCTCGGTCGACCGTACCTCTTCAGGGATATGCTATTTCCTGAAGTTAGCCTACGGCACGGGATAAACCCGTACCGTTCCATGCAATATGACAACATACCATGGGAGGTTAGGCAACGGAAGTTTTATCAAAACCTTTTTGATACTCTTCCAACAGACTATAGACCACTTGATCTACAGTCTGAGCTGCTAGTCTGCGATAGAATCGCAGACTGGGCAGTCGAGAATAAGCACCTCGACATACCGCGGGAAGTTTACTTTCTTCCCGAAAGTGTCGTAGTGAGCAAGAACCTTGCTACACTGCGAACGCCCCTCTAAGGGGTGAGTAACGATGGTCACC